GCCGTCCTATCGGTAGTATCAAGTCCTTTCGCTTGTCGTATGCCACTCTCTGCACATAGTAAACGAATCCTGTGATATTGGCGGCGGACTTGGTACAGGTTACCATCCAGTTGATGTAGGGCTTCGCGGTAAACCTGTCCAAGTCATCCGTAGTCTGTATCGTTCCCAAGACGAAGCTATCCAGATGCCTGTACACCTTATGGATAGCCCCCATCGTCTTGTTCATGGGACTGTGAGGTTCTCGTTTGTAGCAGTACTTCCAGAACTCGGTGAGGTACAGCACGGAGTTTTTGAGCATAATCTCCCCCGCACCCTTTACCCACTCGTCGGCAGCCTTCTCCAAGACTGCGTTGACATCGGCTACTTTCGCTACTCCCTTCGTTGCCTGCCTCATCTTGGCGAAGTCGTCGTGGAGGACATGTTCATTGAACAACCCGCCATAAGGTCCGTAGAGGTCTCTAGGCGGTTCATCACGCAGTATGCGCTTCCATGGGAAGTATCGCTTGATAGTGTGGCTCAGGTAGTTACCGAACAAGTCCTTACCTGTGCCAGGGACACCATACACGACACACAAGCCCCACAGACCAGTCACTTCCCTTGGCACAGTGAACAGGCGGTATAGCAAAGTAGCTCGCCGCCTGTCTAACATAGACAGATCGGAGCCGAACTTGATTCCCGACTCGTCGTCGTACCCTACAGATTCGTCGTAGAGTTCAAAGGTATTTCTATCCGGCTTATTCCTTCCCCCAAGCGTCGACACCACCAGCTTCCTCTCCTTCTTCGCTCCTAGACTCCATCTCCGCTAGAGCGATATCCGTAATCTTGGTCAAGTTTATCCCGCCGATAGACTTCTGCCACAAGGCTGTCCTGTGGAGCAGTTCGTCCAGCCAGTTCGGTGTTGTGGGTCTCGCCTTCTTGAAGACCCGCTTGTACTCATCCCTGTCCTGTCTGTAAACAGCAATACTTATTACGTCCTCCCAGATGACGTTTATAACATCAATGAGGGGAAACAGTCTCCCTTGGAACTTATCGATAACCGTAACCGAAGGAAGCATCTCACGGGACGGCGCGAACGCTAAGTCCAGAGCTTTATCTACAGCGGCTGACGAAACGCGCACCTCCTCGGGTTTATCACCCGGTTCGGCGACCTCCTCCTTCTTTCGCCTCAACCTAGCTGGATCTATCTTCGGTTTAGTATCCTCTGATGTGGTGGCAGTAGCATCCTTCTTTGCCATCGGTGGTTGACCCCCTTACCATCATTCTGCTCCTATTGTACTCCTAGCGCATTCCGGATCTTGGCGACATCATCAGCTATCTTGGCTACATCCATACCCGATATGTTAACCAGCTGGTATATCACATAACCGAGCAAGAGCAGTATCAGTGCCAGCCCGACATAGACGACAGTCGGGTTGAGTTGTCTCCCCAGTTTCTTAATCGCGTCCTGTAGAGGGTTCATGATATCCTTAGCTACCGTAACGGCCAGTTCAGATACTTTCTCTTTGGCTATATTCCCCAGCACAGCAGGACTGGCTACCATCTCCCTAGTGGGCGCGGTCTTTAACTCGTCAGCCATATCCAGCAACTGACTCTTGACCTTGCTATCAGTCAGCGACTCGGCGAGTTCCCGCAACGAGTCCTTAACGTCAGGACTAGCGACACCCTCACTGTACGAACCTCGGTTAAGCAACGGTTCCCAGTCATTGGCATCCACGATGAGTGTCCGTATCTTGCGCTGGAGAAATGTAGGGATAAAGCCGTCCCCAGGGTACAGCATCTCAATCGTGCATATCTCGGCAAACGGCCACGTCTTGGTTGTGCCCGTCTTCGGATCGGTAATCGATACGCTAGTGCTTGTCTTTGGAACATAGTGTGTCGTCGTGCTTCCATCCGACTCGCGGACAAGTAGTTTCAGCTCGTTATCTACTCTCTTGTGCCACTGCCACTGGTAAAAAGCAATCATCAGGACGAATATCACAAACAGGTAAAGGACGATGTCTAGTCCGCTAAAATAAGTTGCCTCTACTTCTGGTCCAGTCATCCGATCCCCCTTTCGAGTCTCCTTTGTTCTCGTTTTCTTAGTCTATCTATGCTCCGGCTATGCCCGATTCTCCTGCTAGATTCTCTCAAGTTATGCGTATCGTCTAACCTCTTGCCTCGGAGAAACGCACTCGCAGTACCCAAGTCACGCGTCGGGTACCGTTTCAACTCAAAGTTTGCCCCAGCCAGAAGCTCCAGACCCTTGCGACGAGCTTCCTCCTCGTTTACACCACCGTAAACGAGATACGGGCGATTTTGGTCATAGGCTACGATCCAGTAATGGTATCTTCGCTCTCTCATCTTTTCCTCCAAGCGAAGAACAGGTATGCGATAACGATAAAGGCAATGAGTACCACAGACCACACAGAGAGAGAACTGAAATCAATCATTGTTCAATACCTCTTGCAAAAAAGGGACAGAGAGTACCCTTCTATGGAGTACTCTCTGTCCCGTTCGCCCGGGAGGTGCCATTCTTAGCCCTTCCTCCCGATTGACATGACCACGCCTATCAGGATCGCGGCCGCCACGATCACCCGGAGCAGGTTCTGGAGGATGACGGAACCAGTATCGGTTCCGGTTATGATGTTGGTGATGAGGCTGTCAATCACGACGAAAGCTACAACGCCGATTACGACGGTAACAAGTCCTCGTACTGACATTAACTATCACCTTCCTTCTCGGGCTGGACGGCCCTGTTAAAAGTTACTTTAGCACTTGTGTTCTGTTTTGTCAAGGTGTGGTATGGGTAGAGTAGTACACCCAGTAACATTACACTCTCCTTCCACCTGCCAACGACATAACGAACCCGACAATCATTCCGGCGGCAACCACTATCCAGATGTAGGATAGCGCGGCCAGATCCGTTCCCAAAAACCCGAGCGGTAGAGTGGAGATAGTTAGTATCAGGTCAAGCAACTTGGCAGGGAACGTGATAAATCCCATAACACCCGCCGTGTCTGCGATGCGGGCTATCTTGTAGTCTATACTGGCATTCAGTATCGCTGCCTCTCTGGTACGGACGGTAGCGTTCTCAGCATGGGTCGCTGCGTCCGTATCATGCTCCCCTCTGGTTAGCGGGTTAACAGTGAGCGGTCCGACTGTGGTACTCTCGAAGGTAGTATCCGTCTTGGAGGGGTAGCCGATATGCTCGTCTCCAATAACTACAAAACCGCTATCCGGGAAGCCATCCGTGCTGGCTACGTTGATAGTTGCAGTCTCCGTGTCCGTAACAGCGGATGTAAGGTAGGTCGCTACCATCGCATTACTGCCCGCAGCGTAGTTCCCGGCGATGGACACGATAACAAACATCCACAACATAAACATAAAGCCTTTGTGGAGGGTCTCCGAGCGGAAGAACAAGACATAACCAACGAAGGCACCACTAGCTATAAATAACAAAGAGGCGACTAACGGAGACAGCATACCGAGCAATGCTCCTCCGACTATCATTATGGAGAATACAATCATCACCGACTTGCCACTACCTACTCCCTCGCCGCGACCAGCACTCTCGCCGAACTCGCCACTGGGGGTTTCTACTTTATACACAGCAGCGCACACCAGCAAAGTTATCAGCATCCAGACAATCCCGGAGAGGAACCACCGAGACATACCGAATGTAGCAGCCAGCGTGGTCAGGTCGATACCTGTGCCCGTCACGGAGGTATCCATTAAGGTGATTGTGGTAACTTCCTCTACATCCACCGTGAACGTCCCTGCCCCGGTAACAGTCAAGGTATTTATACCTGGGGTCAGGTCAATAGGGACACCTGCGATTGTTCCCGTGCCGTCGTCTATATCGCCGAATGTCCACCCAGCGAGGTCTATGATGATAGTGCCAGTAGTTACCCCCGTGTCTATCGTATTCACCCCCTCGGTTAGTGTTACGGGCGAACCGACTATGGTCGCCCCGCCACTGGTCGCTGCCCCCCCGAAAGCGGTGTCGTAGTCCAACGGTGTGTACTCGGGGTCGGTCTCCACGCTAGAGAACGCATCAGGAGCAATGTCCCTGAGATGCGGAATAGTGTTAGCGAAGTAACTCTCACCGAGAGTAGTCAGGGTACTCCCACCTCCGTATATCTCCTGTATCAAATCAAGCGACCAGAGTACTTCCAGCACGTCGGCGTAGTAAAGAACGCGTAGAGCAATAAGACTGGATGGGTCGCCCACAGTACTCCACTGGTCAATACCCGCTATCGTCTTGGGCGGGTCGGGACCCGGCACCCATCCCAGAGCAGGGTTACCGGATAGCCATACTTCGTGGAGGGCAATGTTGGTGCTGTCCAGTCCGTACGCAGTCGCTTCGGCGGCGGTGAACCGTATCCACATCAGTCCCCTGCCATAGCCGCTATCTTGGTAAACGTATGGTGCTACCGACTTTAGCTGGGTAGTCCCGTCCGTGTCCACGAATATCGCCATATAGGCCTCGGCTGCGGTCTCGCTGGGGAGGGCTGCGTAGTCGAGGTAGTAGTCAACGAGGACACCGACGTCCCCGTCCTCGTAGCAGTTCTCGTAAACGTAGACGGCGTTGATAGACGGCGCACTATCAGGATCGGCGATGGCGTAAACAAGAGCAGGAGCGACCAGTATAGCCACAAGAGCAATCAGAGGGACGATTATAATTCGCTTCACAAGCCTTATCATAAGGTCGGACTCCTTTCGGACACGACACCCGCAGCGAATAGTATTATGGACAAAACTACCAGATAAAGAGGGAATATGTTGTGGTCGAAAGCGACCAATCCTCCCAGTGCGACCCCCGCGATAATTACCACGATACCTCGATGACCTCGTAACCACCGAGCTGCTCCGACTGTAACGAACAGCAGGAACGCCAAGCCGAGCCAGCGCCATACCCATATCTCGGTCAGGGTAGTGTTATCGGATACCATCGTGATAAACGGACGGACAGGGTTAGCCAGCGTCGCCGCTTTGGTTACCGTTCCGTCTCCATGTATATCTCCCCCTGCAGGCGTAACGAGTATGTCTCTGGTCTCCCTATCCTCGGCTGTTCCCGGTGCAGGTTGGTCTTCAGCAGTAAAGCTACCGAGGGCGACGGCTACTCCTGTGGGGTTAACCCCCCAAGTTATTCTGCCGTCGTTAGCACCAGTCTCGTCTACTACAGTCCCGAAGTCGACAGTGAAGGTGTCGCCAGCGTCTACGTTAGCCGTAAGAGCAGCAAACTGTAGCTCGTCAGTAGCGGCGAGGAAGTCGGTAATCACCGCCGTTTCGCCTTCAGGGGCAAGACCATCGGTGGTCTCGGTGATTATCAATCTCGCCCCGTTCCAGTAGTCGTCAGCCTGTGTGAGAGCAGCGTCTATAATCTTGACATCGGTACTACCCGCGTCGGCGGTACTGTCCTCGCCAGTATTGTCAACTATCGTGTCGGGTTGGTATTTTAGTACCTCTGCCCCGCCGACATCAATGGTCATATAGTCCATATAAGGCATAACATTGTTTTGCATCAATAACCAGTCATTAGCAGTGTTAGGAACACTCGCTCCTAATAGTCTAGCATCATCTTCCATAGTCCCATCAATAGAAATACTTAGTGTATGTGGTCTAGTACCAACAATCCAAGATGTGTTTGCGCCTGCTGTGCCTGCGTTTGCCCCAGAGCCGTAAGAGGTTATATTAACTCCTGTCCCCTCATCAATATACCAGAAGTCTGTCTCATCCCCCGGTGGTGTGCCATTATACAAAGCTGTCTCTTCAGCAGCAGATAAATCATCTGTCCCAACACAGAAATCACATATACTCCCGATGAACGGGCTCGCACTGCTTGTATTTGTATAACAGCCTATATAAAAGTTATTTGTAGTGCCGATTGCCTCGGCGTTTGCGTTAGTATCGGCAACCCCGTTATCTACTCTCAATCTTGCTCCATTACTGGCAGCACCACCACCAACTGCCTGCCCCATACTGGCAATTACATGATACCACTGCCCCCCATTCCAACTAGCTTGGGTACTGTAATAAGCAAACTTTGTAGCACCTGCTACTACGTTATTAAAATAGAGCTTCCCGTTGAAGCTCCTGAGGTAAAGATTAAAAGTAGTTGTCCCGCTATACTTGTTAAACAAATACATATTATCGTCTGCACCAGCCTCATAGTCCTCATCCAGTTTGAACCAGAAGCTAATCCACAGTTTAGCTGAGGCGTCATAAATATCACCGCAGTCTATTCCTTTATTAGTAGCATCGGGGAAGTATAGTAGTGTCCCTTCAGCTAGATTGGAAGTTGTCCCTGCTTTAGTGTTGATTGTATATTCACCACTGTCAATACTTGTGGCAGTTACATCTAGGTCAGCTGGACAGATAGCTATAGTGTTAGACATCCACTGTTGTCCTGCCGAAAGAGTAAAAACTCCCGGGTCATCACTTACTGCATTTAACTCTCGCCTAGCACTGCCTATAGCTACACCCTCAGCATTAGCAGCAACATTGTTAAGCCCATTCCCATAGTTGGCAGGATAAGCATTGACAGTTACGTTGTCATCATTTAGTTCCATAGCAAACCACAGCGTATTTCTAGCACCCCACGAAGGTACTAAGTTAGGGGGGTCAGGATTAGCACTATTCCCATTGGTAGCGACCCCGTTTTCTGGCACCTCTGAATAGCCAGTAATGCGGTATATAGTGTAAGCAGTCATTTCAGCAGCATCGGTAGTAACAGTGAAAGGGTCATCTTCGCTAGCACTAGCTACCTTATACCAAGCCCCACCTCTAGCATCTGGTGCACCAAAAGTGTCCTTCTGAAACAGATTAGTCCATCCTCCGGGAAAGGCTATAGCAGGAGTCCCATCAGTCCCAAAGAACACTAACAGTAGGTCGCCAGCTACAACCCCAGCAGGTAGGTTAACAGTATGGTTCAGTCCATTAACGGCGTTATTGCCACCATTAGTTGTTGCAACGGTAGGAAAAGCTCCTCTATGTATCAGTGCAGAGGTAATCTCATCTTCAGCACTAACATAAGTCCTGAAAGCATCTTCTTTATAAACCAAGTTCTTATCAGCACCAGCGTCAGTATTGATATACCCGCTCTGCTCAATCTCAAAGGTATCACCAAGCTCAATAGTAGCGTCATCAGGGATAGTTATGTACCCGTCATGCCCGGGGATAATATCCATACTGGAAGCAGGAGTGCTTCCCGTAGTGTAGTAGAGATTGACCTGCGAATCGGCAGGGACGGCGGTAGCAGTAAGTGTCCTGTCTTGGGCAACCATCCAAGGCTTCTCGGAACCCCCCAAGGTCTCGACACGGGTATCCAGCGCGTCCGCTCGCATAAAGCCGTTATCCGCCATCCATTGATTATTGGCGTCGGTCTGCGTCGCCAGCATATCGTAGGCGTTGCCGCTATCCTCGGTGATAGCGAACGAGGCACTGTACGCAGCAGCTAGCACAGGAGCCGCAACAACTACCAGAGCGAGGAACACCAAGGCTAACGATAAAACACGACTAAGTAGCTTGGTCTTAATCACCTAGTACCTCCCATACTGGTCGGTGGAGTATAGGGTCGCTGAGTCCTTTGGGGTCGTTCAGGTCGCTTCGACCTCGGGGGCGCACCCATAATGTCCTCTTCAGTCACCCGTGTCAGGTCAGCCAAACTCTCCTCGTCTCCCACGTCCTCTTCGTCCAGCTCGAACAAGTCGTCGGTGTACATGTCGTTATCTTCCTCTTGGGGAACCTCAAAGAGGTCGCTCATATCGTTCTTGGGCTTCTCCGCTTCCGGTCCACCTTTCCCCCAGAGCGTGTCTCCTGTCCTTTGTAGGGTAGGGGCAACAGGCACAGGAATACTGACAGGACGGGCAACGGCAGGAACGGGCGACGGCTCAGGAGGCTCGGTACTAGTGCTGGGTACACCTTCGCCTTGCTCGTCCAGCGAGTCCCACCCACCTTCCTGTTCAGTTTCTGCGCTGAGTGCATCCCCGACCTCTAGCTCGGCGAGTTCCTCTTGTTCCTGCTCGTTCAGGTCATTCAGCTCTTCATCTTTAGACATTTACTTGACCCCCTTACCGACTCTACTCCGCAGTTTTTTTACAAGGTACCGCATAAGTGGGACAACTGTGAACACTACTATCCCAATTAGAGCGTAAACAAACACTCCGAACGACGATGGTATTTCACTCATAGTCTCACACTCCTTACCACGGTTGGCTGGTTGTCCCTTTTGCCGATCCGCTTCGGTTTCTTCTTGCTCATCTTAGCTCGGTTGACCCCCTTGCTACTCACGCCCTCTGTACTATGGGCGTCAGACCCTCTGAGCCACCCGGGGTCCTCGTCAAAGTACAAGTCCCTTGGTTCGGGTTCAACCTGCCTTATTCTAGCAGACTCCACCCGCTCTTCAGCTACTCTCTTTCTCTCCTCCACTACCTCTGGACGATTAACGCCCCGCATCTCGATTTCCCCTTTTACCCTGTCAGGCTTGGTAGTAGCGGATATAGCCGTCCTTGATACGCTGTGAGCGGGCTTGACAGTACCAATCTCCGAGCGAGATATGCCTTGACTCGGCACGGACATGCCCTTCGTAGGACTGTCAACTCCTCTACCGACATTGGTCTCCAGACCCTTACCACCGACCTCTATCCGTTGTCCATAGTCGCTGATAAAGAAGTCCACTATGCCGAAATCGGCATTAACCTTCTCAGGGACTTTAGCCCTTGGTTTGCCTATCATCTGCACCGTCCCCTTGACCGTCTTTAGGTGCGTGTTCTTTGCCCCCATTGGGACTACGCCTCTAGGGAGCGTCTGCATCTTCGGCTGGTCCCACGGAGGAGGTGCCCATCGCCAGAACAGACCATGCTTCACTGTAATGCTCCCCGGCGGTAACTCTGCTCGCTTACCGGATATCCGTGGTCTGACCAAGGCAACTGGTGGGGGCGGCGTAACAGGTATTATTCTGGGCGTCGGTCTAGGGGTCACCACAGACATAATAGGTGTTTTCACAGGCGTAACCGGCGTTTTTCTCGGTGTCTCTCTCGGTGTCTCTCTCGGTGTCTCTCTCGGTGTCTCTCTCGGTGTCTCCCTAGACGTTGTTCTGGGAGTCGTCCTAGGTGTTATCTCGGGAACCAATCTTGGGGTGCCCCTAGCACTAATCTCCGGCACAGGCTCCCCTGCTACACGCGTTGGTGCGAACCCGGATGTGACTGGAACTCTCTCAGCGAAGATTGTTTGTTCCCTAGCCTCGGAGGGTGGGATTTCCCTAATTCCAGCCATAGCACGAGGAACTATTGGGATAACGCGCAACATTCTCCGTTCACGGAAAGGAACGAGGAAATCAGTAGGCCCGGCTCTTGGAACCTCAGCAAGTGTTGCTTTAACTCGCCTAGCATTGTCGTTCGAGGCGTACAACAAATCCCGCTCAGGGGTCTTAAAAGTAGCCTTCAAGTTCTTAACATCCCTAGCCTTCTTTGCTCCCCGTAATATCTCATACTCAGGAGTTCCTTTGGGGTACTGCTTTATCCCCGCAGTCGGTAGGTGTTTATCCACCACAACCAACTTGGAAGTATCAAACCCCCGCTTGTAAAGTTCTATGTACAGAGACGGGCTGACGGCTGCTGAATCCCCGGAGCGAAGAACACGGACAGCACCAATCTCCGGCTCGTATACCCACTCTCTCGCCTTCCAGTCGTACCACTTGTTCATTGGTATCTTCAATTTCAGGCTAGCAGGTTCGCCGTCAAACATATATGTCCCAAAGGCGGAGTGTTCAGTGGTCTTGCCCATGTGGACTTCGGCAGGACGCATATTTTTAACTCTAATCCCCAGTTCGGATATTATTTGCTCCTCAGCGAACTCCTTTAGTGTCCCTCTACCAAAGGGTCGACCAACTCTCGGTTGCCCTCTCACATCTATTTGCCCACCGATGGTATTCCAGACTCCAGCAAGATCAGTCGCAGCCGTATCGGTTCCTACGATATATGCCCCCTTGATAGTGGGGTGTTTAAGCATCACAGCCGTTCTCGGAACGACCCAGTTATCACCGAATTCCCGTACCGGGTGATAGTATGGGTCTCTCGTTCGTACCAACCTACCATTTCGGTCAACAAAAGGAACGTCAGCCAACCCAGAAGGGTCTCCGGCTTTCTCTAACTTGGAGGCTAATTCAGGGGTAGACAATCTTCGACTTGGGTCTCTACCTTCCAAGAACGCGCGGACAGCAACGTCGACAGGACTGGATTTCATCTCCTGCAACGTTATTCCCCGGCTGTACCACATCTTCGGCGAGGTGACGATATCACTAGCCCTAGCTCTTGGTCTAATAGCTTTGCCAGGGTCAAACCAGTTCTCTATCGCCACTTTAGGGCGACTAACGAATTTGGTATGATACAACTGTCGCATAGTTGGTAATACTCTGCCCTCGGCGATTGCCGCGTTCGTTGCCGTAATGACAATCGGCATACTCTGACCGGCTCTGATACGTTGCCCGGTTACTATATCCATACCCGCGATCGGGCTGTAAGTTGTTATGGTCGCCACTTCGGGCATCGTCTCCCCACCTGTGGCAACCTTATCTAACCTACGGACAGGAGCGAACACCTTGGAAGTAAACCCTGCAGGGGTAACCATCTCCAATTCCCAAGTGGGTCTAATTTCACCGCTCGGTTCTTGTGACCAGTGAAACTTGTAAACAGGGTAAACACCTTGGGGCAGAGCATCGGGATGCCCGGGAGGTAATAGTGCTCTCCGTTCTACTTCACGCCTGAGCAGGTCGTTCGCCGCGGATACGGGGTCGCCAAAGTTGCGCTTCTTGGCTGCCATCCATATCCTCTCGTTCCGCATCTGCTTAGAAACCGCTTCGTGGACAACCATAGGCAAATCCCGTATGTCTTTAGAGCTGTAGCGGAGCATTTTGCCACCAGGAGAATACCAATCCTTTATCTTAGGAATCGTATCCTTGGGTATCACGTAGTCCTTGAACTTGGGACTGGACGGGTTCTCTAAAAGTTCACGCAATACCGTCTCCGCAGTCTTCTTGGTAACCAACGCACGATTGGCGACGCGAAATGAGTTGACTACTTCCTGCGGTATCTTGCCCAAGTACCACCCAGCGACATCGCCGGAGAAGTTGGGTGACCACCACTCCATTGAACCCGTGGGAGTGACATCCTTGCCGAGTTTGCCTATCTGCCGGAGATAGGTATTGATGTCGGGTTTAACGCTAAATAAAATTCGCTGGTCAAGAGACACCTGTGCTGGATTACTCCTAGCCCTGATAGATGTCTCCCTCGGTGTTCCCCCGACGACACCCCCTCTTACCGTCTTGATCTGACCTGTCAACTTGCTATACGACACAAACTGCTCAGCATAGGCAAGAGCGTCTTCTGGTCGCTTGAACATTTTGAGTGCTTGCTCTACGGCACGAGGGAGCTTGCCTCCGTATATCTTCTCCACCTGTTGTACCAAATCCACAGCATATTCAGGGGTCATAAACCCCTTCAACTGCGTCCTAGGGATACTAATCTCCAACGACAAGTTAGGTGGCTCAAAACTCCCCGGACGTACAGCTTGGCGGACCTCCTTGAACACAAACTTGCCACCACCAATAGCGACACCGGCAAACAAAAGGGCTTCGACACCAACAGCCAATACTTTTTCCGTGGGACTAGCTTTAGGGCTAAGAACGGTTTTTGCGGCGTCAGGTAGAAGCAGGACGCCTAACCCGGCAGGTACACCCCTCTTTACTATCTCGCCTGTTAAGCGACCAACTGTTGTAATGGCACCCCGGGCAACGGTTGGTATCACTCTCATCCCCGTCATTCTCGCCAATGTTGCGGAACCGATTGAACTAACAGGGAGACCCAGCATCATAACATCCAGAGCAGCCACCAACCCACCGATAGCCCACTCTTTTGCTGTTACCCTCGTTCCATAGTTGTAATACTCCAACCCAGCCTTCAGGTCGTCAGATGTCTCATACCCTATATCCTCGGCAATAGCCTGAACCTTCGCCGGATCCGCTTTGTCTAGTTTCTTGACATCGAACGAGCCATCGGGTTTCACATAATCGCGCAGGGCGGATAATTCAGTCTTATAGGTCTTTGTTAGCTGTGCTTTGGCTTCTGGTAAAGTCAACCGCTTCCCAATAGGGGTTGTAATCGGCTGTATCGGGGCAAAGAGCAACTGCAGGGCGAGGTTTTTGCTGGATATGTGTTCAATGTCTTTCGCAAAGGCGGAGAAGACACTACCCTTCGTCCAATCCTTGTCGAACAGGACGGCAACCGCTCGCTTTTGGTCGTCATTGAGTTGCCGATAGGCTTCAGTGTATGACCCCTTGACAGGCTTGATATCGAGGTCGTCTAAGGCTCTACCTAACGAGCTTAGTTCCCCAGAGGACAACCCAAGACGCCTCGCAAATCCTGTTCCGGTAGGTACAACACCCTTGTCTAAGTGGGCGGCGATACTACCAGTAGTTTTATTCCACTGAGTAACTGCGGACAGAATATCGTCCCCAAAACCAGCATCACGTAGTGTCTTCATTCCATCGGGGTTCTTCCGAACAAACTCAGCCATAGCAGGGAGCGTGTACTCGCGGAGTGAGGGACCGAACGCCCTCATATATGCCCCTTCGGGAAGTTTCTCCACGAAGCCAGCACTAGATAGTCGTTGCAGGGCAACCTGTTGTCTTGCATACGCTTTGGTGGTAGCAATCTCACCCACCTTATACTTACCAGAGTACACCTCCCCTAATTCTTCCGGGGATAACCCCATCTCGTCCCTCTGCTTCGCAAACGCCTCCCACACTAGGACAAACTTGCCCTTTTTGATGTTCCCAGGGTCGTCGGGGTCAGGCATAAACGCCTTATACTTCCCACTCTGGATCTCGGCTAATTGCTTCTCGGCTTCGGCAAGGTTCTTGGCATATCCAGCAGAAACCTGCTGGGATATCCAGTCCTGTTTAGCCTTCTCTTGCCCTCTGGCTTGCGCAACAGTATAATATACAAAGCTCCCGTCCTTCTCGCCGGCGTAGACACTACCTCTAGGGACAAAACCCAGCTGGACAGCCCTATTAAACTTAGCCTTGCCTGTGAGTTTGCTATAATCTGCTAACTGCTTGTTGATAGTCTCGGATACCCTAGACGGGAGAGCGACATCGGAGTGAGTTTTAATGAAGTCCAGTTGCACAGCCAGTGGAGCACCGGCTTTTCGCATAGCACTTAGCTGGATATCAGGTCTGGCTCCACGAACCTTGGCAGGCAGGTAAGCCTCAACCGTAGCAGGTCTCTCCTTGGTAGGAGGAACACCAACGAACTCTACAGGCTCTGCAGGTGGAACCACAGCAGGTTCGGGAGCACCGATGAATTCTACAGACGCTTCCGCTTTAGCCCTTGCTTTCTCGGCTCTGGCTTTCTTCTCAGCCTCCTGAGCCTTGTAGGCTTCTGAACCCTTCCATGGTGTACCCTTCTTCCACGTCCCTGCTTTGCGAGCAGCTTTTTTAGCGTCTACTCTAGCTCTCTGCTCCGCTTTCTGCTTCGCATAGCTGGGTTGCGGAGTAGTAGGTGGTGCCGAGGTAGTCGCTACCGAGGTAGTCGCTACCCCTCTTGTATCATCAGCCATTCCTCAACCCCCGCGGTCTAATCGTGACACTATTACATCTTCGGCATCGGTACCGTTGCTTGCCGTCTTGGTTCAACCCGTCCTTTACGAGACGAACCGAGCGACACTTCCGGCAACGGTATCTTTCCTTATTCTTCCATGGGTTACTGACCATCGCACATCCAACCCTTATCCAACATTACTCAACATTGTATAACAAAAAGCGAGGGTTGTCAATACCCCCGCTACGAAGAAGGGCTAAACCATAGACTAAGGCCACCTCTTGCTCCCCAGTGCTTCACCGAACGTATAGGCTTCGACTCGGCCACCTCGAGAGAACTTCCGGCGCTGTGGCGCATCCTCCTTGACTTGGCTGACACTGTACTTATTCTTTCTCTTGGATGTTCGCTTCTTGACTCCGGTGTTCTTTTTCTTCGCCTTGGATTTCGCCATATTCTACCTCCGCTTGGTAACCTTCCGTGTAGTCCGTCTTCGTTTAGGGCGTTGTGCTTTCTCTAAAGCCCGGTATACACCCACTGTCTCCCTACCCAGTCTTGACCCGACGGCACCGAGGCGCTCCCCGACAGTCAAGTCTCCTGCCTCCCTGCGGGCTTTCTTGGCAGCCGTTTCAGCCTTGTAGGTAGCTACCTTAGCCTCAGACAACTCCTTCCTCAGCGTCGCCTTGTCCCGCCGGAGTTGCAACATAGCCAGCTCCCGCTCCTGCTTGGTTCGCGCCCTATCTAGCTTGTGTCTAGCACGAACCTCGGCTTCGGCTACTCGCCGATCGTACGCCGCTTCGATGCTGGCAATGTGTTTCTTAACAATGGATGATACTCTTTGCACAAAGTTCATTGCATCCTCCTACCTCATACTGGCGAACATCTTGTGCGCGGCTAAGTCGTATATCTTGACCGTCGCCCAGTACTCGTTCCGCTCCCTGCGGGACAAGTTGCTCCGCTTGACTGAGACTCTGGCACGATTGGCAGCGAGTTGTGTAGCACGGGCTATACGGAGCTTCTTGGTCTTCGTTTTAGCCCCATCAAACTCGCGCTGGAGTTCCTTAACAGAGCCACGGGCAGCCGACGGATTGCGCAGGGATATCATATCGCCGAGGTACTTGTGCTTGGTTGGCACGAACATTGTCTTTGTCGCCACGACTATACACCTCCTACAGCTTCAGTTCCCGGACGGTCGGCTTGTACGGCCACTTCCCAGTAAGTCGCTTAGCGACTTTCTCGGCATCCGACCTAGTACCGAAATGGATGAAGCGCTCGGTACGGTATGGCCAGCGGATGCCCCAAGCACGATACGTACCGACTTTTATTGTTCCCTGTACGTCTTTCATCTCCTACATACCCCCTATTTTGAACATCTTTGTCCCACACACTGGACACGTCCCCCGTACGGCTTTCCTGCCGTTCTTCAGGGTCACTTCCTGCGGGTCTTTCATCTCCCGCTTGGCTCTACACTTGAAACAATACGCTGTCATGTCTATTTACCTCCTATAGTCCACACGATATAATAAGGACTACGAGAGACCAAAGTCTGCCCCCTCGTCACGCGCGCTAACTTGCCTCGCTTTCGCAGGACAGAAGCAAAGTTGCGCGCTTCCGACTTGGTATCAAAATCACGAGAGAAGCGATATTTGATACCGCCGAAGGTTCTATAGCCAAACTGTTTCCGCCTGTTAGCCATTGCTGGTTACCTCCACTAAATGTAAATCTTCCGACCTTTTTTCATAATGTACTTCCCGCCCCGCTCGCCTTGATGGACTTTGAACCGCTTGCGGACTTTTACGACTTTCTTCTTGCCCGTTTTCTTGTCGAACATTATCCGGGTCGTTTCCGCCACAACTCCCATCCCAATAACGGTCGGAAGGGTCGTCGACATAATCATTGCACCTGTCATTTTCGTTTACCTCCTCTATTACTGGTATTGCTTCGGCAGTAACTGGACAAGCGCCCACCACTTACCGACCTTTCTTACTTTAGCTGTTCTGGGAAAGTCAGATCTCCTGACCTGCCTCTTTGCATTGAACTTGGTCCGGTGACGGGACAATACGTAGTACTTGTGTCCCCTGATAACTACTACCGACCGTCCCCCGTAGGTTTCCATCCTGACCTATCTCCGTCCCCCCTTCTTGCTCTTCTTCTTAGGTTTACAACCACCCAGCTTTCTACCTGTTCTCGGTCCCTTACCTTCGGGGCCGGTTTTATCTCGATTTGGCATAACTTACCTCCTTACTCTCATCAAGCACTTGTCAGGCAGTCAGCACCCAAGAAGTAGTCCCGCTTCTCACCCTCAAACCTGACCCAGTAATTCAGCTTGTATGGGACGTTGCGATACGCTGACCGCATCAGACCGTGCCCTTTAGTCAGTATCTCTTTCCCCCGGACGACACCTACTTTACCCACGAATTGAGGGTAAATCTTCCTCGCCCAAGAGGTGAGTTTAACTTTACTGCCTACCTTGCGGCCCACTCGCGGCTTAGACATAGTTATCTCCTTATCCCCCGCATACTGGTCGGGGTACTAGATGACCGCTTGGATGATTTCTTAACCCTCGGTTTTCTGGGCTTCGGGCTATCCGGCATATCCGGGAACTGTTTGCCCTTACGGATATTGGACAGTATCATTACTGCCTCTTTGCGGTCGAAAGCATCGTAGAGATTGTCGCCGTGTTCTATGTAGAACGGCTCACCCATTTCGCCAGTATCCTCGTCATACCCAGCACTGTCAATATCAATACGGATTTTTGCCCCCGTCTTGGCATCCACTACGGTCTCACGGGCATCCGTTCCTGCCGTGTAATTTACAATGTCTCGAACACTACCTGACATTTTAGTATCCATATCCATACCTCCTTACCTTATCCCTCTGACACTCGTGAGAGTAGATGACCGCTTGCTAGACTTGCGCTTGGCAGTCGGCTTCTTGGCTCTCGGTTTAGAGTGCTTCCACTCGTATTCCTCCATCGTGTAGGGCATATAGGCTTCGGTTTCCTCTTCAGCACCTTCTCGCACTAGGGCGGACAGACCAGCAGTGCCGTCCCCCCAGCGGTTAGTCGCCTTGCCCGTACGCCCGTTAACTAAGACACCGATACCGTCCTCGTCTCCATATAACTCACCAGGGAACACAAGCAGTTCGGATGTAGTCCCTTTACCTGTTTTCCTATTCACGAATGGCATAATCTACCTCCTTATCCCGCGAAGGCTAGTCGGGCTTGAACCGCATCTAGCCCTACTCGGCTTCCGTTTAGGAGACTTTTTAGACCCACCCCGTACTTTGGATAGAGATATTCCGTATCCGTCAGGCAGTGGCTCAGTCAAGGTATCCTTGACGAACCTCCGTGCCTCATCTGGTAAGCTCTCAAGGCTAACCAGTTTGCCGAGATGGGAATACGAACCCATCTGGCGGTATTCGCCCGCATACTGACCGAATCCTTGCGGGTGGTATGGGTTATCATTGAACCCGTACATATCCAGCATCCCCGGCGTATTGACGCTAGGAACTACCAGCGTGTAGCGGTCTATGGTCTTACCGCCGTTATCATAGATTCTTACCTGTGATGACATATCTTACCTCCTATCGCTTCTCCGACCAGAATACTAGGTCAAACTTCTTGCCCCCGATGGTCTTGGTTCCGCTGTACCGTGATTTGTATACCCCCATTTGGATTACCTCCTCTCTACTTCCCGCTCCTAGACTTCCGTCCACCGACTATCGAGCCGGGCTGTCCCCTGTAGAACGAGTGTCCACATTCGGTACACTTGAATCTATCCTTACGCCCGGAAGTAGTAGGGACAAACCCTACTTTCCAAACGTAGGTAGACCCACACTTGGGACACTTCACCCCGTATTTGTTTTTATGTACTGTTTTTGCCATCTTTACTTCCTCCCCTTGAGACTAAAATTTAGCTAAACTCTCCGTAATCGGACAACCATTCAGATACCCTCAAGAGAATACTGCCTTAGTCCCTAGCTCCTTCGCCTTCTGGTTAGCGAACCGTCGTGCTAGCGACCAGAGACGGAACCTCTTGACATCGCCCCGTCTTCCTGCTGCGTTTAGATTACCGTCCTGTGCCCAAGACACCTCGTGGTAACGCCCACTGGCAGTCTCGTCCTTGTGTACAGCGAACACGGACGGCTCAACCTTGTACCGCCCTCTCCTCTCCCGTGGGTTTGTATAAGCATACTTTGCCATTATCTACTTCCTCCTAACACCAGCTAACCACACAGTATACCACCAAAATACCCACCTGTCAAGCCCTCCCACCAACTACCCATAAAAAGGATAAAAAGAAGGGGAGCCGACCTTAGCCAGCTCCCCACGATAAGCAGAGACCCGATACCCCTTCACCTAACCATACCACGGAGGAGGGTGCTTGTCAAGACCTGACCACAACGGGCTGTCCCTGCTCGCACTGCTTCCTCACCGGGCACAACCGACACTTCTCGCTGGACAAATCGGGTTTTTGGGACAGGTAGCAGGCAGGAACGCGATAGAGCGTGGTCGAGGCGAGGCGGACATAATTGTCGGACTGAGCCAGTATCGGTACTCCTTCAGTCGGTACTTCCTCGGTTGGTACTTCCACTATTCATTCTCCTCTAACACCTTACTCAAATCAGTGGCTATTGTTGCCTGCGGTTCTACCAAACAAGCCACAAACGGTATCGGGTCTGTCTTAATCTGAGCCTTAGCTATAGCCTTAAATGCTGTATCATCAAGTTTGAGTGCCATCTTGTGTTCGACAGCCCACTTGAAGGCTTCCGCACCGTCGTAGCTATAGGTCGTTATTTCCCTGACACCCACGCCTTCGGCTGGAGATTTACTCCCTGTTTCCCTATATACCCTGAGAGTAAGTTCCCGTAACTTTGACTCCTCTACAGCCACACTTGCTCCAGCCTGTGTCAGGTCATCCAGAAGCTCTTGATTATTCTTATTCCAATTCTCCAGCAGTAAATCCCTTTGCCTTTTGAGCTTCGCTGTTCCTGACCGGGCCTCGGCAACAATCATTATCTGTGCTTTCAACTCCGCTAATGTAAACCCTTCTGTTGTCATTATTTCTCCTCCAAACTGTATTTCGCCAAAGAACCCCATTTTTTACCCACCTTGAAATCCACTTTCACGGGTACCTCCAGTTTCACGACACCTGTCATGATACCTCGCATCCAAACGAGGAACTCTCGCACGAACTCAGGGTCGTCCTCCAGTTCCACTATAAGACTGTCGTGGATCTGCATCAACCATCCCGCCTTATCCCGCCAACCTGTTCTCGGTAGTCCTCGCCACAATTCACCCATAGCCAGTTTTATAATACCTTGAGCTGACGATGTGACGGGCATGTTGGCCGCCATCCTCAGACCAGACTCCTGCACTGACCGCACAGGGCAAGACACCTCAGGAATGAACCGCCGACGACCGAACATATCAGCAACATACCCGTACCTGCGTGCCATAGCTGCCATCTCCAGCTGGTAATCCCTGACTTCGGGGTATAGCTCGTACCAGTCGGCAATAAACTTCTCGCAGTCTTGCTCCGTCCACGGCTCGATGTCGACAGGCTCCCCCTCCATCTCCAAGTCGGCAATATACTCTGCTATCTGCGCCGACAACCCCTTCGCGCCAATCATGTAGATAACTCCGAAGTTGGCCCGTTTGGTAGGGTACCGATACTTCTCCTTCCCAGCCTCCTCGTATGGCACGCCAAATATCTCGGAGGCGGTCAAGGTGTGCGGATCGTCCCCGCGCAGGAATAGCTCTATTAAACCTCGACACCGCGCAAGATGGGCTTGCGTACACATCTCTATCTGAGCCAGATCCCCCTCAGCCAACAGCCGACCATCAGGGGCAACGAACCCGCTCTTAATCGCCTTACCCTCTTTACTCCTAGTCGGGATGTTCTGCAAGTTCGGGTCCGCGCTAGCCAGTCTTCCCGTCTCTACTCTGGTCGTTTTCAAGGTCGTATGGACTCTAGGAATACCAGCCTTGCTAGGTCTAGCCCACTCTAGCAGAGCGTCCGAGTAAGTCCCCTTCATCTTGCTCAGTCGACGATACTCAATAACTCCCTTAGCTACAGGATGCCCGGTCTTTTTCAGTTCCTGATCATCCGTGCTGATTAGCCCTGTCGCTGTAGTCCTAGTCGGTTTGAAACCCAGCTCGTTGTATACTACCTCGGCGACCTGCTTGGAACTGGATGGATTGAATGGATGACCAACCACCGAAGCCACCTCCGAGGCCTTCGCCCGCATCCGGGCGTCATAATCTACGGATAAGTTGCGGAAGTGGTCGAGGTCAACTGCCATACCCGTGTCCATCATCTCCCTGACCATCGGGAGTATGTTGGTGTCCATCCACAGCACGAAGTCCAGCCCTGCCTCGTGGATAAGTTGCTCCATTTTTAGCTTGACACGAAGAGTGGTGTCTGCATCACGGGTCGCGTACCGCACAGCATCCTCAAAGGGGATATCGACGAGAGACGACTCCGGCATAGTATCCAGCACCTTCTCTACACACTCACGTTCGGTATCGGGTATCTTACGCCACTTGTCCCACAGATCAATATCCTCGCCCTTCTCCATATCCTTGAACATCTTGGCTATCTTGCGGGATATATGCCATGGGTGCTTGACGCGAGTAACAATTCTCCCTTGCTTGTTATTCCACTTGGTCTCCTCCAGCTCGGGTGGGTCCGGCCACTCCCGCTTAGACGCCTCAGTAAGGTAGTCCAAAGCGATCCTGTGTTGCCCAGGACGAACCACTTCGGAGTAATCGACCATCTTTACCCCGCACAGGTTCTGGGCGAGCGTCTTTAACCCTTGTGGCAACCCTAATAGGTAGGCAGAAACCATTGTATCTGTGAAATCATTACCGGGGATATCCAACCATTTAATATCGTGAAGGTAGTAGTGGACTATGATATGACCCCAGCTCGCTGTACTACTAACTCCGCTCCGATAAACCTTAGCTGGAATAAAGAATCCACGCCCGGGCGCCACACTCGCCTGAACACTCCACAACTCCGAATCCTGCTTGACGGATTCAGTGTCTACGGCAACTTGGCCAAAACCCTTGAAAGTCGACGCGACACGATACAGCTTCTCAGGTGTATCCAGTACTTGATAATCAGGATTTGGGTACTCGTCTCTTACCATATAGTCCGAGACCGACTTCCCCCGAAGCAACCCTCGCAACACTTGGAAATCCTCGTAGATAAAGCGCAGGGTGGATGTGTCATGAAGACCAGCGGCGGGGTGGTAGACGGGAAGTATAATCCTGCCGTCCTTCTCGATAGGTCGTCCATGGAGGTGCTCCACCGTGTCAGCATCGTTCCCCAATATCGCACGGATAGCGAAAGCACCCATAGCCACAATAATCTGCGGTTGGACGATAGACAACTCGATATTGAGCCACTTAGCACAAGCACCCACAGGACCGGGCTTCGGGGGAGTGTTGCCACGAGTCAGGCACTTCACGACGTTGGTAATATAGACATCCTCCCTGTTCAACCCACACTGGAAAAGCAGAGACTCAAGTTGCCGACCATCCTTGCCGATGAATGGCTCTCCCCACTCGTCCTCTTCTTTACCTGGGTTCTGTCCCAGAAACATAACAGATGCAGGAACGGCACCTTCACCCGGAACAGGGGCAGTGCAACTTGCGCGCAACTCACAGTCCGAACACTGCCGGACAAGGTTGCCCGGGAAGGGGAGAGACTCGGCAGGAGGCAAGGAGGGCGCGGGGCGACGGTAATAGCTAGGCACCCCGGAACCTCTCGATATCGTCTAATACCTTACGCAAAGCAACTGGGGCAAACTCGATAACATCAGCACTAACATTCACGCGACCTCCAGCGAGAAAGCGTCGCTTGTAGATATAGGGCTTGTTGTTATGAACATGCCCATGAACCACCCATCCACGCCACCAGTACGGGATGAATAGAGGACTCGGTTCGTGAACGACCAAGACGGACAGCGTGTCAGTTACTATGATAGCAGACAACCCAATACTGACAACACCATCCCCCAGAACCGACGTCGGACGAATGCCCTTGTCGTGACTACCCTTTATGTACACCTTCCTACCGGAGAGTTGCGATAACCACCAGCGGGCGGAGCGAGCACCGCGACCAAAGCACATATCGCCGAGAAAGAACACCAAATCATCGTCGGCAATACACCGCCTCCAATTATCCAGTATAACATTATTCATCTCGGACACAGATCGGAACGGCCGGTCGCAGTAGCGTGTAATGTTCTCGTGATCAAAGTGCGGGTCGGAGAACAGCCACGTGTGCGACAACTCACTCTCCGTCACGTGTATGACCACAGGATCGGCAGAAAGCGGACCAGCCATCTCTAACCTGCCAAACCCTCTAGGTGTTCTCGGCAGGCGTCTCGCACCATTGGGATAGTCGCGCCAGCCTGTAGGAACCGAGCCACTACATCGTCGTGGTAGTGAAGCTCCAGCACGTGGTCATCCGGCTCTACTAACTCGAACCCCTTAGTGCCGTATTCGCCTAGCGTAGCGTCAAGTATTGACTGCAATCCGTGTTCTTTATCGTAAATCGCCACCTTACTAACCCTCCTTCCTACTATCTGTCTGTGCGTCCAAACTACCGTAGTCAGCTTGATCTCTGTAACGAGGTTCGTTGTCTTTGTATAACCGCTCCGTCCCGTCTCTCAAGACTACTCGGACGGTATCGGAACGCAGTTCCACTCGCTTTATATCACCTGGTTTTGTAAGCCTGTTAATGAATAGCATTATCGTTAGTCTCCTTACTATTTGATTGCGGGTCAGTTGTCGGTGCATAGGTTCTCCCGCACTTGGGACACCGATACCTTTGAACTAAGTGCCTACCCGACCAGACCTTGCCCATACGGTGCATCTTGGAACCACATTCGGGGCAAAGGACTACGGTGTCGTTATTATTGCCTGTAGTCATTTTACCACTCTCTGCCTATTCTGCCACTTCATCGTATCTACCCGTTTAGCCACGTCAAAGTTCAGCATCCCATCAGAGGTAATCAACTCAATCTCTAGTCCCCTCTTCAGTGCATCCCGCTCCGACCTAGCACTATCATCGAACCCGACTTGGGAAACGATAATCGCCCTTTTGACTGGTTGGTGTACGACAGGATGTGTCTCAACGGCGGTTGCAAATTGCTGGAGCACATTATACTTTACTAAGAAAGTTTTGGTCTGGATGGGAATGCCGTCAGGGGTTATCCCATCTACACCTCGGTCTGGATTAGGCTTGGTCGCTCCATAGAACTCATTGACCCATGCTTCGAACTCTAGTGGCTTTAGCCTCTTTACTGCCTCTAAGTCTCGCTCAATAACAGGCTCGCTTATCAGGCCCGCCCCCAAGTTATTGGGGAGCTGATTACACCTGCTCTGGGTAGCACTGATAGCTTGGTTGCTAGCGTCTATCCCTATCCACTTCCGACCTAGCTTCTGTGCTGCCACTACCGCCGTCCCGCAACCACAGAATGGGTCAAGAAGGACATCGTTGGGACGGCTTGAAGCATTGATGACTCGCTCTAACAAGGTTAAAGGCTTCTGTGTAGGGTAGCCCAACATTTCGTTGCCATGAGACGCTGTAGATGATGGTATGTCATCCCACCAATCGTAAGGCAACTGCCCGTCCGGGTGCAGATAAACCTTACCTGACTCGTTCTGTCCAGTCTTGTAATATCGCCTCCCGTCAGGGTCAGTATGAGCAACTGCTTGTATTTTTTCGGAGTAGGGTATCCTTATCGCATCACTGTTGAACGTGTACTTGCTTGATTTCGTGTAGAACAGGATAATATCATGCTTCTTCCTGAACTTGTTGGTTGCGTTTCCACCCTTGTAGCACCATACCAACTCATTTCTAAAGTTCTCCCACCCGAATATCTCATCCATAATCATCTTCAGATAGTGGCTTGCCTTCTCATCGCAATGCAGGTAGATGCTACCAGTTTGCTTCAGAACTCTGTGGCACTGCTGGAGTCTCAATCGCATATAGTAAAGATACTTGGCAAAATCGGGGCGCAATCTCCCCAACTCTTTTAACCACCCAGGGGCACTGACGGAGTAACCCTGTTTGCTCCAGAACGCCCTACTGTCATCATAGGATACCTCCATCGCCTCCGGTGTCCAAGCATTAGCTTTCACCACCCCTCTCTGCACCTTACCCGTGAAGAAGGGCGGGTCAAGATAAATCAGGTCTATGGACTGAGACTCTACATCGTGACTTAATACCGTCAGACAATCTCCGTGGTAGAACACACTGGTTTTCATTTTTGGTTCCCCCTTTTCTTATATATCTACCACACACTATAACACAGCACAGCACATTTGTCAAGAGGTTAGAGGGTTATTTTTCGGGTTATTTTTTACCCGCTACTGGTACACGCCTTCCCAACCAGCAATAGTACTACTACCAGTAGGCCTATCACTGAGAAAAACTTTATTGGGGTAGGCACTCTCCCCCATAAACTACCGACAGAATCGAAGTCAAACGCACTCCGTGGCTGATTCTCCCTTATCTTGTCCTCGGCATCCCGTATCCGCTTCCTGACTTGAGCTTCCTTCTCAGCATACGCAGCTTTCTCCTCGAGAGACGAGGCTCGGGATTCCAACGCAGACAGCTTCCTCTTCTGCTTCTCCTGCTTGGAGAGAGGTCGTAGTCTCCTTCTAACTTCCTCTATCATTTGTCTCCTCCCCCGTTATGTAGTTCCGACACAATACTCTTAGCTAGTTTCTTACCAATACCAGGAACAGACAGCCAGTCCTTCTCGGTAGCACCGACCATCTCGGCTACAGACGAGAACCTGTGAGCAATATCCGCCGACTTTTCCCAACCTACACCCTTTAACTCGCTCGCCACCCGGCGGACAAAACTCGGTCTGACAAGCTGAACAGTCGGCATCGGTGGCTTGAATATCTGCTTCAGGGACTGGTGCCTGTCGGGAGGGGTTTGGTAGTTATCCCACAGCGCTTTAATAACAGATACTGTCTCCTTAACATCCTCCGTTCGCTTAATCATTATCCCGGCATCACGATGCAACTCGGTGAGGAACTGGTCGAACCGACTGTAGGTTATTGTCGGTTTTACCGGAGTCCAGATCTCGGCACGATGTAGGGTTCGGGGATTGATGCCCCAGACCGGTATCTCCAGCAACCCGTCATCAGGATTAGAACGGACTCTGCCCTCCGCGATGACAATAAAGACATCTATCCCGTTCTCCTTGACTATCTGCGCTTGGTGCAGAAGGCGACCATCATTGATGCACTGAACGAGGTCGCCGATCTTCTTACGTTCAACCCCGATCGTGAGTGCGGTGTCGTTCTCGCCCTTACCCCAGAAAGCACAGTCGGTGAACAGGGGGCAAGGGACGGCAATAGAGCCGAGGGCTTTTATCATGTCCTGATCGTTGGGGAGATTAGAGCAGAATACAGGCATCAGATTACCTCCTGTTCAGCGATAATTCTAGCCAGCGACACCCGGATATCCTCCCCACTAATAGTAGAACCGACACAGTCCCAACTATCTGTCCAAGAAGTAGCAAACAGTTCCAACCTAGGGGACAACCCACACAGCTCTACCAGCTCTCGCATCTCCTCGGGTTTCTGTGAATGGTCACGAACCTTGGTCTGGATAAAGTTAGGTTTCTGGATACGGAAAGCCTTGACCCTGCCCCTGACACCAAGCAATAGTTGCTCCACTTGACCCCGGTACCAGAATCCCATACCAAGAGACATTATTTTACGCCAGTACAGCGACGTCTTATAGGTAAACCCCCAAGCGGACATCACAGATAAGGCTTCAGGGAGCAGTGGCGTAGTCGCCCATAGAAACAGAACACTATCACGATCCGCGACCAAAGCAACGGGAAGAGACAGGATGTCGGGGAGAGATAGTGTCTTATACTTCTGTGCAGAACCACTGCTCATCGAACCACCAGTCCTCTCATTGCGGTAAGTCCACGGGACATCAGCGTAGATCACCTTGTATTTCGGTCTCACTTCCACCGCTCCCTGACATACCTCGTTGCACCGACTGGGGACAGCCCTAGACGGCGACAATGATGGTACCTGAATAACCAACGACGGATACGACTAATCATTACAGCCCCCTTTGAAACAAAGCCTATATCCTACTACTACTACCATATCGCCTCTTTTAATAGCCGAAATTCTTCCGCTACCCACATTATCATCCCCGCTATTAGTACAGATACCATCACCCCTTACCTCCTAGCCAATTTGGGTTGATAAACTACACCACCCCATTCGGAGTTCCACGCTGTTACTTGGCTCCCATCCGTGAACACAATGGTTACTTCGCCACCATCAGATTCGACAGCTAAACCGCCTTTGCTTTCTACACCGAATCTATCTGCGGATGTGTATTTAACTTCAGCCACCGTCTTGCCCTTTACCTGCTCACTTAATCGGGTTGTCTCTTTATCTCTTGGCATTACCCCTTACTTCCTTTAGCCATCATCAGTGTGGGCATTACCCACATACTAGGGGCGTATACTACCCCTAGTTTCGGCTTGTATAGGCTTGTCAATCCCGTTCGCTTTTGACTAATTGGTCAACTGACAAGCTCTCCTCCTGACCTCTTATTTATCGTGTACCAGACTGAGCAGGAACTCAAAATTGCACATAGGACCACGCAATATCTGCCCTGCTATGTACGGATTCTGCCGACAGTCCTTGATATACGCGGAGAACTGCGGACCATCGCTAGTATCCTCTCGGTACATCACCAAGTTCACCTGAACCATATACCCCATATCAGAATACCCGGACAGTTCAAACTCATTGGTCTTGGTGAGGGAGCTACGACCACTTGAGGTCGGTACGGCCCGCCATATCGCTTTAGTCTTGTGGATAAAAACAGTGTTCATAGGGGAGTCGTAAGCTATACGGAGTACCTCTTTCCACTCGTTGTTCACAATAGAGTAATCCGACGGCTTAACCTCGGTGAGCCTCCCGAAATGGGAAAGGCGGCACAACTCATATAGTTCGGAAGCAGTGTCCCAGATAACGCTACCCGTCCTCAGCTCGTAGACCTTGCGGACACGTTGCCGGAACTCGGCCCAGAGAGACTGCCACATCTCTGCTTTCCCCTCCCGAGGGACGCGAACGTCATAGAGATACACCTGTTTCCCTTGATCTTGGAACTTACCGACTACGCCTTCTATACCGAGATCCACGTTGAGATAAATGATCGGTTCCGGTGCAGTTAGCGCGAAATGCGACTTCCCCGTCTTCTCTCTACCCTCCTCCGAGATAATAAGGCGGCGAGGGGTCTCCACGTAGTCATCGCTGAACCCCATCGCTCTGAGTTGCGCTAAGGTTACCTCGTCTTTTTGCTTCGTTGGGCCTGCTGTAGTTACCATTCGCTATCCTCCTTCTTTGTTAATTTCGCCGAAATCGGGGCTATACCACTCCCCCGTCAGTCCCTCTATATCGGACAAGAAATCCGTCACAGTGTCCCGTTTCTCATCGTCGGTGATGACGGCGTGGAGATACTTACCATGGTGAATATCGTAGAAATCTTTCACTTTCTGCCAGAACAAATCAGCTCTCATCGTACCTCCTCTCCAATCCGAGCAGGAGTACACCCCTGGGACAACAGGTAGTCTCTTGTATTCACAATCATCTCCCAAGTCTCGTCAATACTCTGCTGTGTCAACCTGATAATTCGCACCGTAGCACTAGCGGTTGGTGGTCTACTGGACAGATGACCAGACACATAACACACGAGATCGGTTTCTGCCAAGTAACAGTACGCCCTGACTTGCTGGAGGTGGGAGAGTGGTATCTCTCCGCTGAGAGTAAACCGCAACTTGGTCTCGCAGACCAACCACCCTAGATCGGGTAGCCACATAACCCCATCCAGTGAACCAAGTATACCATCCTTTTCCTGCTCCATGTCAGGGACATAGACACCCCCCTTGGATAGAGCATAATCTGTAAGGTAGCGGTCTACCACTGCCTCCCAGATACGCCCCATACTCATAATCCCTTTCGGTTCGCCTTCGTACTCATAATATTGGATGTCGCCCTTGGCTATCCTAGTAGCAGACTGGAGCAGGTTCGACACATGCCACTTAGAATAATCTCTCGGCGTCGGTGGTTTCCGCTTTACGCCAATAGCACAAAGGTCGGCGACTCGCTCCAAGTCAATAGTTTCAGTCAATATGGTGTCCACTTCTCCTCCTAATTATATCCAGAGCCAAGGGCTTATCAACTCCACGAACGCGCAACCCAAAATCCTCACAGAGCTTGACAATCTCTTCTATAGCTCCTGGAATGAGGTCGCCCAGCCCGTACATATACCTAATCGGTAGCTTATTGTCTACCTTCAGGAAGTCGAAGATACCAGCAGCTTGTCTCTGCAACTGACCAATAGCCTTACTGTACTCCTCGTCGGAGAGCCAGTGTATGCTCTTGCCGTTAGATTGCTTCGCTTCAGATTGTTCCATTACCAAACTATATCCCTTCCCTGTTACTTGACTTACCATCATTCAACCGACAGGTTGTCATACTTGCCGGGACTGGGGCTGGAGATGCCCGAAGGAGAATACTTCATCAGCGAGCCTTCGTCTTGCGGACTATTCCGCTCTCCCCAGTCCCGGCTTGTCCTGCCAGCTAGTAGCCAGACCCAAGAAATCTACGGGCATACTACTACGGGTTGCTCTCTGCCCTTTCGGGTAGCTGGCAGACTTGCTGGCTAAGGGACTTCCACCCCTAGATAGTTGGGTACGCACTGCAGAGCTTATCTTGCCTCTCCGACTTACAGATGTTATCCTGATAGTCTGTGCGAGGGGTACTCCCAACCTACCCCGACTCGTAGCGTCTTTAATGAATTCCGCCACCAGCAAGCAATAGTCAGTTGTAAAGGTCCACCACCCCCTTCCTCTGAGTACTACGCCTTGCTGATAGTCTCACCGGACACAGTGTACCCGGCGGCCAGCAGGGTCGCAGCGAACTCCGGCTTGAAGATAAGACCGGCAACGGCATCCTTGTCTGGATCCTTGGCAAGGTCTCTGAACACTGCCACCGCCAAGTCCTGACGAGTGGTGCTGCCGTCCGCGCCCAGATGGTTAGCGGCAAAAGCCACAGCCTTCGCGGCTATAGCATCCTCGTCTCCTTCCTCAACCCCGGTCGCCGGGGTCTTAGCAGCAGTCGCGCCCTTGCCCTTCTCCCACGGCAGGCGCAGGATCTGCGACGGTACCGAGATGATCTTCTCTCTGGTCTGGTCACTTACCACAGCCTTAGCCAACCCAGCTCTCTTGGGTTCAGGAAGCCCGATGTTGTAGGTGTAAAGTCCGTCGAGCGTGGATAAATCCTCGCTGAGCTTGTTCTCCGGGAACCCGGCGTTGATCAGGCTGTTGATGAGCAGATAGAAGTTGCTGGATTTGCTCAGTGCCATGGCCGCACCGACCGCTACGAGGGTTTTACCATCCTGGGATGGCCTAAAGCGCTCAGGGTCGCCGACAGAGTACTGTTGCTCAAACTCCTGCCCATCATCGTCTACATAGACGATCTTGGCGGCAGTGGTGGCTGGGGCTTTCCCGCCATAGTCAAACAGGTTGAACCGGCACTCCTTCCAGAGCAGGTTCCGATCTACAGGTACTGCGCCACCCTCTACAAAGTCACTTGGTCGTATTGATACACCCATACTTCTCCTTTTCCTTCCTTGTATCGTAGTGAATATTTGCTCTTTCCGCTTGAACGGTTAGAACGACCACGATACTTCTTTAGTCTACCATAAGTTTGCCTATTTGTCAAGGGGTATCAGGTACTTTTTCGGGTCTCTGCTTAATGGACATCACCTCCTTCGTTGCCTTGCCCTGACCACCCCCTTCATCCTTGGCTGGGACACGAGCAAGGCGCTTAGCTCGCTTTATAAAATCGGTTATCCGTTTCTGCTCGTCCTCAACGAGACGGGCTTTAGCTAACTCAATATACTTGGCGGATGTGTCTACACTGAACGAGTCCAACCCGAGATGCTCACAGACCAGAGCGACGGTACCCGCGCCTGAGAAGGGGTCAAGGACCCGGCAAGGTTCGGTTTCCTGGATACCACATTCACATGTAGGGAGCCAGCCGATTGTCCTACCCTTGTCTAGCCCTCCGTGGTCATGGATATGGTTGATATAATCTTGTTGTGCTCTCAAGTCGTTCAGGTACAACTCTTCGGCATCTATGCGACTTTGAGAACGCTCACCCTCTATGGTCTCGTTTCGCTGAAAACCCTGAGTAGCCAAGCCTGTTACTCCACCATCTTTGTATTTGGAATTGTAGCTCAATCTACCATACTCTCCACCTCGTTGACGGGCTGCTTGACGAAGTAGAGCTAACCGATTAGCGTTAGTCCCTCCCGAATAAGCGGTAGTAGTCTCGCCATCGTGTGCTGTGAACCCCTTATCGATAACCCTAGCCCACGGACTACCGCACTCAGGGCAACAACCTTTCTCGGATGTAGCAGATTTGACAAGAGGCTCTACCAGACGGGGAGGAAAGACAGCGAAATGCGCACCTTTATAACCAGTTGTGGGTATCATTAGCACGGAGCGGAGATTGCGTCCACCGTTCCCACTCCAGTCCTTGTTATGTAACCCCTCGGTAGTCCGAGAGCCAATACCAAGAGACTTATGCCCATTTCCACCCTCTCGTTTCTCGCCAGCAGGGTAGACTCCTCGCTCAAGAACTGCTTCCCTGTCGCAGAAATAAGAACTGGTCTTGGTGAGCATCAGGATGTGCTCATAGGAGTCGGTAGGTCTCCACGAACCTTTGCGAAGAACATACCCGTTGTGCTTTTCACACTTCGGACATCCAGGGCAGTCCTGCCAGACAGCACTATTCTTGAAATTGCCGTCTTTATCGTGGTCTTGTTGCGGAGTATCATTAGCACCTAATCGCCACGCTTCCTTACCACGACCAGTATCACCTACTTTGACCTTGTGTCTCTCCCATCTCCAGCCATTAACCGAGTTATGAGACACCAAGCCGTCCCCAACAAGAAACAACCCACCTTCTACCTCAACGTCAATCATCGGTTTAGTCTCACCATTCTGTTTCGTGCCGTCCCTTCCTCTAACAGGAATACAGAACACCCCGTCCGTCCCATTCTTCTCCTCACGCTTAATGTAAGGAGTCCACAGAGTATGCCCTATAGACAAATTGGGAGCAATCTCACTAACACTTCGCTGTTGGCCTTTAGAGGTGATAATACCCATGCTACTAGCTAGTGTACTAATGTCATCCCGCAGTCTACGAGATGCAGACGCAGCACACCATCCCCCAGCAGGTCTATCCGAACCATCGCCAGCAAGATAACCATCCAGCAATCCCTGCCTAAACGACTCAGGAGAGTTAAGGATTAAATCAACAGATAATCGCTTGGTTTTAGCCTGACCTGTGACTAACATATCCACTAGTCGGCAGAATGATTCGTCATACACACGAAACACATTTTTCCGTTTAACATGTCCGTCATCGTGAACGTCTATTCCATACTGGTTGAACATACCAGCAACTCTATCATGCAACTCTACCTCATGGTCCCCCAGACTAATCTGAATACCATTACCAAACCGAGTATCTGTGCTCCCTTCAGCAAGATAGATACCCACCAGATAGCCTATGTCATAGTTCAAAGAAAACCGACCTTGAGTCTTTATCTTAGCAACACAGAACTCCTGTATAGTTTTATACAGCAGATAGTCATTGTACCCCACGAATCGGATAGTAGATGCATCTTTCAACTCAGTAGAAACCCTACGTCGGTCATGTGATACGGGAAATCTATGGTCAGGAGAGCAGATGATACGTTCCACCTTTCCTACTCGTAAAGTCATAGCTGGCTTTTCTGTTTTCCAGACACTTCTAATGTTAACCCATCCCGTAGGGGACAATATCTGAGGTAACGGATCCATTTGAAACAAATCATCCAAAGATACACGGTGCATCCAACCATCCTGTGTCCTCACGAAGACCCTAGTGGACGGGTCTAAGCATTCCGGCATAGGATTGCCGTTATACTCATCAGACAGTGAGACACCTTTTGCCCAGATAAGGATAGACCGGACATACCAACCGTCAACACGAGCAGCAAGTGCGAGTTGTTCAGGAATGAGAACCATGTCGAGTGGCTTGATGCCATTAGCCCTCATATTCAAGGTTCTACTCTTACGACCAGTATCAGGGACAGAAGCATATGTCCCCTTTGCTATCACTGAATTGAATCCTTGCGATTCTATCCCTCTATGCTGGCTAGTTGCCCCACTCCAACTATCACCGATATTCAACCAGAATACTCCGTCTGGTCTTAATACACGGCGAACTTCCCGCATTATCTCCACCAAGTGCTGGATATAGAGTTCTGGTGTCGGTTCACCACCAAGCTGACCTTTCCATGCGCCGCACTTGGGACAGAAACTACTCCTCGCCCTACTACCATCACCAACCCATCCGGTACTCCTGCTGCTCCCAACGGAGCTATTAGCCCCTCGGTAGCGAACATCATGCGCCTTTACCTGACCACCCCACTCATGTTCACAGTTCGGATCGCCATCCCATATCTCCTCACCACCGTCGTACTTTCTCAAACCGAAATAGGGAGGGGACGTTGTCGCACAATGGAAAAAGTCTGCTGGCAACCCTCTCAACACGATTCTAGCATTACCCTGTAGAAAAATAGAACTCATCTATTCACTCTCCCATCTAAAATCCAACCCCCGCTTCTCATCCATCCACAACCTTAGTCCATTCTCCGACCTCTCCCAGCAGACCACATCCCAATTCCCATCTATAACCTGTATGTATTGCGGGATATGGTTCTCGTCGGGATGCTCAGGGGTCTCTAGCGACCACGGACAGGACTGCCAACTCACATAAGGTGTCTTGGTCTTCCACCCTGAGAACAAGGGCTGTGAGAATATGACTTGGACACCCAACTGTCCACTCCTGGAAGAGACACGAGCAAAAGACACAGGGAAGCCGCCGAGCCATAAAGGACGATGGGAAAACAATAACCCGTTGACAACACGAACGGACTTAGCAGTGATGAGACTACCCGCGTCTACTTCACCAGCAAGCTCGGCTTCCTTTGTCTCCAGCTCGGTTAACTGTTTCTGAAGAACCGAGACTTGGGAAGTGGTCTTGGCTCTCTGCTTCTTGGTCTCCAGATATTCACGGACTGTCGGGACATCCATCAACAGACTCCTTTCATTACACCATCGGCTCGGGTACACAGGTAAGACTACCCTTGACTCGCTCCTGAAACCACTGCGGGGCGAAATCCCGATACCTTCCCCAGTACCAACCAAAATTATCATCTATGATCAGGCATTCTACCTTGTCGGTGGAACTTCTTGTCGCCCTTCCTAGTTCTTGAATCAGCGTATCCATAGCCAGATGTGCCGACCAGTCTTTGTCGTCCTCGTGTCTTGCCTGCAACACCAAGTCCCTCGTATCGGGGTAGGGTATCTTCCCTGCCACTAAATAACGGACACCTGTCGTCTCCGCCGGGAAATCCCAGCCAGTAGTCACCGTCGGGCTAACCAGCACCTTCGGTGGGCTGGCTTTCTTAAACCTGTCCACTACCAGCGAGACATCCCCAGTAGAGTGCGTGAGCATAATATCCTTGAACCGGGAGCGAGACATCAGGTATCTTGCCCGCTCATACGATACAGTGAATATAATCCCCTTGCGGTCGAGCCGGCGTTGTATAATCTGGTCTACCCTCGATTGCCAGATAGTCGTGGCATAATCATCCGAGCGATGGCTAATGCGGGCAGTAGGAACATGCCATATCGGGGTATTTTCCGGCGGAAAGTACGAGCCGACCTCTAACCAAGAGCGATCATCACCAGCAGGGACACCAACCGAGTCCGCTGTCTTGTGTGACAAGATGGCACTCATCAACACTATCTTGGGAGTACTCTGGAACAAGGCAGAACCATTATCCGCCACCCAGCGAGGAGTGAAACGGACACCATGGTGTGTTTTCTGGATAACCCAATCACCGGAACCAGCGGATAGAGACTGCAACTTCGCCGACGTGGACTTTGCCGACCGATAGGCGCGGGATAAAGCTCCGGGAATGGGACTACCACTACTGTGTAGCTCCCTGACCTCCGCTTCCAACTCATCCACGCGATCCTGTGCAACAGGAGCAGAGCAGGATGCCCACGATCGCCACTGCGCCCATAGGTCAGGGGGGGTCAGTGCATCAGGGTCAAGGCTCTTCTTCTTCCGTCCATTCCCGGATCTAGCAAATATCTCCGACGTAGGGAGAGACGGGAACTGTAAACCGAGAGACTCAATGCTCATCCGGTCAAGATACACGGACAGATGGTTCTCCAACGCCCCGAAAGCACTATGACCTTCGTCAAGGACGATGAGACCGAAGTCACCAATACCGGAAGAATAACGGGTCTGGGCTAGGTAGTAAGCATAGTTGGTAATCACGATAGGTGCATCTATGGAACGAGCAAGTTGGTCACGGTATGGACAACCCCCACTACGGGAGAACATACAGGATAGCCCCTCATGACAGGGGGCTTCCTCGGCGGTGAGAGTCGGGACGAGAGTGCACTTGAAATTATTCTGCCCTTTCACTTCGACACCCCCGAGAGCAATCGCGTCCCGTAAATACTGAGTTTGAAGCCCTTTGGTCGCGGTAAGGATGCAAGTTCGAACGCCGGACATCTTGGCAAGCAACAAGGCGATGACCGTCTTGCCCGACCCGGTGGGCAACGAGAGACCGAGAAAACGGGAGGGGGAGTGATACCAGTCCATAGCATAGTCAAAGGCTTCGGACTGACCAGGATACCACTCCTCGAACTTGGATACACCGAGTAGAACTGACGGGGACGGTAAGTTGGTCATCTATCGCTCCCCTCACCCTGTAATACTCCTCTTGTTGCCCTGTCCTGCAACTTGAGGTAATTCTCCCGCGCCACTTGCGCCAAGTCTAAGCCCGCTTCACAACAGATATTAGCCAAGTACCAGAGGACATCCCCAAGTTCCTTCCGGAGTCGCTCTTGGTCAGTACCCGATAACTTACCACTGTGGTCGCGGTAAACCTTCTTGATTATCTCCTCCACCTCCCCAACCTCGCCGGCGAGACCCAAAGCGGGGTACCAGAGATTGCTCCCAGCACTAGGATAGATAGCAGTCTCCCTTGCCTTGGATTGATACTCGTTAAAATTCATTACTTAATACTCCCCTCTCTTGATTCTGTCTACGGTATCGGCGCCACAGCGCCTAGCTACTATCTCGCAGTACTCCTTCTTTATTTCCAGAGCAAGACAACACCGATTAAGTACCCCGCAGGCCAACGGCGTCGTCCCGCTCCCTGAAAATGGGTCTAATACTATATCCCCTCCCCTAGAACCTAATGTGATAAGATAGGACATTAACTTGAGGGGTTTGACTGTGGGATGGTTGTTTACTTGGTTGCCAGCCCTATTTGCTCCCCCGTAAGGAGTATCCTGTATTAAGGTTTTCCAGTTTTCAGGATTGCTTTCTAAGGTAGGTCTAAATCCCAATATTGGAGGCTTTGCACTCCCAGATAGCCCCCTATTCTTCTCACTCTTACTAGCCTTTGGGACTATCAGAAAAGGAAAGGTCTTTTGTGCCCATTTATCTAGGTCAAAGTAGCGTGAGAATGAACCTGAGTCGCCATATTCCTTGCCTGCTGGCTTGCCCGTTGATGGTTGCCAAATGCCACCAGATTTTGAACCTTCGCCTTTATATGAACCAGCTTGCCTATCCCTCCCATCATTCAACACATCATCACTTACTAATAGATTGGCAGGGAAACGACCAGAGGGATTTACCAAATTCAGGCTATGGTCTTTTATATCAGTAAAAAGGCTTTTGGCACTATGGCTTGTAGGATTTTTGTGTCCCTTAAACCTATCTTGTTGCAAAGCTAAATCATCTTCGCTCTCATACGGTATCCTACAATCATCCAGCCAAGCAATACCCTTTCTATTCTTTAACGCTTGGCCAACAAAGGTCTTTTCAGATAAGGGCTTCATAGCCACGATAGTAACTTCTACTGCAGGCTTGGGTTGAAACCCGCCATAAGAACCATCTAGGGCTTTGGCTTGGGGGGTTGATGGTAAATCAACAACCTTTTCGCTTCCCATTCTTGGGGAATTACCGCCGATGCCAATGGTCATAGGTTGTCTTGATATAACTTCCCTTTCAGCTTCTTCTAGGCTATCAAACGGCAAAGCAAAATGTCGGCAGATAGTGGTAAACTCCTGTGGTGTAGGCATATTGAAACCTAACTCCCAATTAGCAACACACCCTGTCAAACCACCTGTCTTGCTAGGGAATAATTTGGCTATCTCTTTTTGGGTTATTCCCTTTTCTAATCGCCACTCCCTCAACCACTCTCCAAACCAACTAACAGAAACTCCACCCCTCTTATCCACCGCCTTGCCGATATTCTGTGCCTTTGGAAATCCTGACGCATACGCCCAGAAGATAGGGGTAAAATTCACCATAAATCCTGCATCCTCAAGAGATATAATCACCCTTGATAAACAGTCGGCTCTGGGTATGCTCATCACAAAAGCAAACGCCCCAGGCTTCAACAATCTAAAGCATTCCTGCCATATCTGTTTATCGGGTAGAGCCTTATCCCAGTCCTTGCCCATAAAGGAAATCCCGTAAGGTGGGTCGGTCACCACCAAGTCAACGCTGTCACTGGGCATACGGGGCAACACACTAAGGGAATCACCTTTGACAACCACTCGCCACTTGTCAGCGTAGTACGGGTCAGTTATCCCATACTCCTCAAACCAGTCACCGTTCTGGCTCATCGTTTGAACCCCAATTCAAAATTATTCAAAAATTCTCGCTCCTCGCCACAGTACTTGCACACCCCAACGGACACCGGACCATCGGCCGACTGTATCTTCCACCAATGAGCACCGCAAGGGGACAGAGGACAATGCCCGTTGGACGAAGCAGGGTAGGTAAACCCTTTAGCCCGCGGGAAAAACCGATTGTTGTATAGTTTCTCCTCTAACGATAACGATGTCAGTCTTTTGGCCATCGGTCACCCCCTATATTATATTACTCCCTATATTACTCCCTATATTATATACATTACTCCCTATACTGTGATGTGGTGTAATGACGTTATGAAAATACCACCACTAGGCGATTTGTAATGAAACATTACAGACGTAATGATGTAATGAAAATACCGCTACCAAGTGATTTGTAATGGAGCATCTGTAACCCCCGAGTGTAATATAGCATAACATAACCCTCAATTGTAATGTTTCATTACAGCATTACAGGTGTAATGACGTAATGTAGCTTTACATAATCCTAAATTGTAATTTAGCCTCAAAAATTCCCCATAGTAGATTGACATAATGTAGCTTTACATAACCCCCAACCGTAGTGTTCCATTACACTATGGGGAGTATGTAATGAGGCACTACAGAATACTGGTGTACCATACATACTACTCTACACCCTCACGGATACCGAATTTGGCGTATAAAGCGCGGACATCCACATGCCTGTCCTTGATAAGGACACTGATGTTACCGGCTTCGGCACGAAACACGCTATCAATGTTATGAGCGTCCCAGTCGCGGTTCTCCAGCGTCGTCAGGCTCCAACAGAACCCCGACAACAAGAGGGATGTGATACCTGTACCCAGTATATCTTTCACACTATCCAGGCGAGATACCGCCCAGCGTATCGAGGCTACCGACACTCGAACGTCCTCCGGTTGGTTGGCATAGCTGAACTTGGCAGGGTTCTCCGCCTGGATACGGAGCGTAGTATAGCCCTTCAATTTTATCTTGGAGTAGATATCATCGTAAGCAGACTGTAGCTCCGGCAAGTTCAGCGAGTTAGCATACCAGTCAGCCACCTGCCGGGACATACACTTTGTGAGAACACTCCGGGAGACACCCAAGCGAGTCGAAACGATACGCAATGAAGACATCAGCTCCACGGGGGCACGGCGTACCGCCCAGAACACCTCCGCCTCGCTCTCTGGTTCAGTTCTGATGTTGCGTCGCTTCTCTACGTCCTTGAACCGCGCTACTACCTCTTCCAGAGGCACCTTGGACAGGTCAGGTAACTCATCCGTAAAAGAGGACGGACGCAGAGATACCTCGGAAGGGGCTGTCGTCGTTGTTGTCTTAGTCATTCGTAATCCTCCACTCTCGGTCCGTCAAACAGTATACACCCCACCCTACTAGTGTCCAACCCCCACTTCTTGACCCAGTTATCATACCCTCCCTCCAGCAGTATCTCCAACTCTACATCCTCGGGTAGTTTGCTGGGACGGTACTGATCCAATATGAACTCTGTCTGATGACAACGATCTTCTAATAAAGCGTGATGAAAATTGCATAATAAAACTCGTTGCTGGAATCTGCCCTTAGAAGGATCCCCATTCTCACCCCACACCTCATGCAACTCCAGCCTCTCAGTGGCCCCGCACGGCGTATCATTACCGTTAATACGAGCGACGCACATACCAAGACAGTCTACATAAGCCTGTCGCCAATCACCATGCCGCCAAGTGCGAACATACCCACGCTGGGCTAGTCGCCTCCTCTCAGGATTCTTGTAAGGCATCCGAACACAGAAACTCCTTTACTAAACTACACGCACTCGGTGTTCCCCTATGCTGTGGCGCACCACCCTACCCCGCTCATCGAACTCTTGGGCGCAATTAACGCACAACATATAAAAACGAGGTCGCCTACCGGAAGAATCTACTTCCCGGAACAGGCGACCTCCACAATGAGGACAGATAGTACTGGAAGGACAAGTAGTATTGGGTAATAACCAAGGTGGGATTGAAACCGATGCTTCAGGTCTTGCTTGAACAGCTGTGGTCATAATACGCCTCCTCGCAAGTCAAACTGACTTGGACATTCTACCACTTGACACACAGGCAAAGTCAAGTACGCCCACAGCAACTCAGCCACACTACCAGTTAGCGCAAACTCGCTCGTTCGCCGTCTTTCTCACGAATACTGCCATTTTTGCCCCACTGGAACATCTGTTCTACTCTGCCCTATTGACAAACTGGTAATAGTATGATAAGGTATTAACAATGGAAGCAGAAATGGATAAACCAATCATAGACCTCACCGCCGCGGAGCCACTCAAGACTGTAAACCAGTCGGCATGTGCCCGGACACTCGGGATCAATGTGTCCAATGTATCTCGTATCTTGAGAGGGCAACGGGTCCCGCACCTGCACACCTTCTACCGACTAGCGCGATATCTATCTATGTCGCTAGACCAGCTCTATAAACTACTCTACAAGGAGTAAACCTACCGCTTCCTCATCACCTGCGTTACGACTATCCTTCTCATATACTCGCTTACGCTTACGCCCACTCTCCTTGCATTCCTCTCTACTCTCGTAGCTGCCTCCACCGGCAACCGCACCATCATTACCTTTGTCTTTGTACTTACTCCTGGCACTATTACACCCCCTTTATACATCTGCCGGGGGGCTCGGACTCTAACCGAGACCTCCGCCTCACGGAGTACACAGACCCCTGCGCGTCCCCCCGACCCCGGCATTATACTACAGGTGATTACACTTTGTCAATACCCCTCTACAGCCACCATCTACCTCTTCTCCCTATAGGGTGATTACACTTCTAGTAGTAGTGATTACACCACCTCCATTCTCAGGCTCAAAATCCCTCAAGGTGATTACAGGTGATTACACTTTGATTACACCCTACACAAGCCCCTCGTGCCTAGCCACTA